TTATCGGGAAGCCAATACCCGCCGTCTCGGTGAGGGTTTCGGACCTGTGTGGGCATCGCGAAAGGCGCATGAAATGCGACGGATCTTATCGTTAAATTTAGCGGCGGGCGCAGCGTTGTGCTGCTCTGCCCTTAGCATGGCCTCCCGGACGTCGTCTTCCACCGCGTGCGCATAGCGCGCCGTCGTCGTTATAGTCGTATGGCCCAACAGCTTTTGCGCGGCTTTCATGTTGCCGGTCGCGCGTAGGACGCGGGTGCCGGCGGTGTGACGGAGATCGTGAAAACGGAAATCGTCGATACCGGCGTCTTCGAGCGCCTTGCGCCATTTGCGCGTCCAGCCCTGTAGCGAGAATGGATACCGCTCGCCCTTGCGTCGCGCCGGCCGATCGCCGCGAGGCGGTGCCGGCCGTTCGCAGACATAGGTGAAAACCTGCGGACAGATCTTCGGCTGGTTGGCGATCAGCGCCACCATGCGCGGCGTGAGCGGGAAGCTATGCCAGCCGCCGCCCTTCACCCGGACGCTGGCCCGGCCGCCCACGAGATCCACCTTGGACCATAGCATGGTGACGATCGATGTCCGCCGCTGGCCCGACAGGATCGCAAATTCCACGATGTTCGCGAGGTCGTCTGGCAGCTGGGCGAAGAGGTCGGTTTCCTCGGTGCTGGTCAGTTCGCGCACGCGCTCGCCCTGCTCTTTCAGCATCAGCTTTCCCCACGCGACCGGCGCAACGTCGTAGCCGCGTTCCTCGGCATAGCGCCAAACGCGTCGGGCCAGTTCGGTTTCGCGGTTGACGCTGGAGTTTGCGACCTTGGCGCGGCGGCGCGCCACCATCTTGTCGACGTCGAGGAAGGCGATGTCGCCGAGCAGCTTCGATTTGCCCAGTCCGTCGATCAGGTTCGCCAGCTGATAGCGCGACGTGCTGGCGCTCGACTGATGCTTTCCCTTGCCTTCCCACCATAGGCCGCAGGCTTCGTCGACCGTGATCGCGGGCTTCGTGCCTTCCCCTAGCGCGAGCTTCCGGCGCTGGTCGGCTTCGTACCTCTCGGCGTCGCGCTTCGACGTGCAGCCTGTAGATCCGTGAACGCGACGACCTTTCGACTGGAAATCGAACTGCCAGTACGGCGATTTCGGCGTTCGGTAGACAGACACGGTTCATCCTTTCGCAGCCGGCTTTCGACGAAATCGTCGCAGTCTTCCGGCCGGTACATGATCTTGCGATCGGTAATCGCGACATAGCGAATGTCGCCGTTCTTTCGTGCCGCGCGCAAGACTTTCTCGCAGATATGCAAGCGCGCGGCGGCCTCGGCTGAGGTGAGCAGGATTGCGGTCATGCGGCCTTCACCTGATCGGGGGCGGTCTGTTCGTCGCGCAGCTGGGCATTGATGGAACAGACGATCCGGAGATCACCGCCCGACCGTTCCTCCCACCACAGCATCGCCGTCACGGCCGCTGCATAGTCGAGCGCGCGCACCCAGCTTTCGGCCGTCGCGGACATGGTCTGCCCCTGATAATGATCCATGATCAGGCGGTCGCGGTCCGGCAGCGGTGCCTTCGCCGACAACACGCCACGCAGGGCGGTGCCGGCCTTGTCCGCCAGCACATTGGCCCGGTCGCGCGCCATGGTCAGCGTCGCGATGCGGGCGGCGCGGCTGGGGCGGCCGGGGCCATCATCCGGCACGCGACCGTCCTTCGCGGCGCGCCAGTCATCGGCGATCGCGGCGATCGATGACAGCGCGGTTTCTGCCTCGGCGGTTGACATGCGGCCATCGGCGACGCGGGCCGGATAGGTCGCCGCGCGTTTCGCGTGAATGTCGGTCGCGACCTGAGCGAGGTATGCCCATTCGTGGCGAAGGCGAGGCCGGCCCGTCATGGCTTCGCGACATGATCGAACAGCGTGTCGACAAGAACGTGCAGCGCCTGCCGTGGCGAAGTGGCGCGCTTGAGGCTGTTGGCGGTCGCGATGTTGACGGCTACGCTCATGAGTGCGATCACGGTGGCGTCGAGCGCGTCCGACTGCCGCATCCCGCCCGCGATCTCCGCCGCAGTCGCCTGCGTGACCATCTCCGCCAGTTCGACGCGTTGCCAGTTGACGATCCGTAGGACGTCGTCGTTGATGTCGGGCGTCACTGGACCGTCTCCCCGGCCTTGTTGATGCGGCCGGCGTGGTAGGCGATCAGCTGATCGAGCAGGTTGTCGACGGCGACGTGCAGCGTCTTGCGCACGCGTGGGCAGGTGCTGTCGTGGTCGGCGGTGGCGAAGGTGCACGCCATGGCGATCAGGCCGAAGGTGATGCCATCGCAGACGACACCGGTCGGGACGCCTTCCGCCGCTTTTTTGTCAGCGATCGGACCCAGCAGTTCACCGATTTGCACGCGGACATCCTCCGCGATCACGCTGGCCATCGTATCGGCTTCGGTGACGTTCATGCGAAAACTCCCATCAACATGATGATCGCCAGCGCGACGCAGACGGCGCGCGTGGTCGACGAGTGGGGGACGGCGGCCGGGCGGTCGCTGTCGACGGCGCGGTGGTAGGCCGCGCAGGGGACGTCGCCGGGGATCATGGACGCGCGCCCTTCAATCGGGTCAGCACGTCGTCGCCGATCGCCTTCGCCTCCGCTTCCAGCCGATCCGCCATGCGGCAGAGGCTGGCTGCGAGAGTCCGCGCTTCGTCGGGGCCGGGCGTGAAGAGCAGCCCGATCCCTTCGCCGGCATTGTCCCACCCATCTTCGAGCAGTTCTTCCGCGCCCATCATGACGTTGATGGCGATGCGGCCGTTACCGTTGGTCTCGATCCGGCCGATCCGCATCGCGCGACCGTGATAGACGGTGACCTTCCCGAGATCGGGGTGACGGACCTCGTGCGGCGGGACGCGGACTTGCGTTTCCATCTCGTGGTTGGCGCAATCCATCAAGAATCCCCCAACTCGAAGTCGAGACGCGCGGGGTCGATTTCGGCCCATGTCATCCGCACGGCGGTGTCTGTATCTACGAGCATTTCGGCTGGGTACGTTTGTTGCTCGCGGTTCTGTCCAATCCGCGCACAGAACGCGGCGTGTTCTTCTGCGCGACGTGCGTTTACGTCCGCAAATGATCGCCGCCACATCCAGTAGGAGCCGGGCGTGCAAGATGTCGCCGCCCACTGATGACGGCGGAGATAATCGTTTTTCAGTGTCTCCACTTCGCACTCGGCTGCGTTGATGGTGTAGTAGATTGCATTGGGCTTCGTGCCATCCGCGACGGGCTGGTTGCCGAGAATGCCGTCGATAGGTCGGACGAGTAAGTCTTCGCGCGCATCCTTGTCGGCGACGCCGCCCCAAAACGTTTCTCCGCTGTCAGCGACATAGACGTCGGAATAGCGGCCTACGGTCCACCTGATTTCACTGCCGGGGCAGTCAACAGGACCGATCGTTTCCATGCCTCCATATTCGGTTTTGAGGCCGAGACAGCCATCGAACATGAACAGACCCGGCGGACAGTCGCCTAAGCGGACCGTCTCCCGCAGCCCCTCCGGGGCGGGCGTGGGGGTGGCGAGAAGCAGGGTGTCCAGCGCGGCCAGCACTGGATTGAGCGACGACAGCGCGACATCGTAGGGATAGCCCGGAATATGGCTGTTGATAGCCTTTTCGGCTTCGATGTCTTTATAGGCGCGCCGGGCTATGCCTTGCGCCTCGATCAAGCCGCCGCGTGGTGTGTGCCAAGGCTCTACCGCCGTGGGGGTCTGTTCGCTCATGATGCTGCACCCTGAAAACCGGCGACGATGCGTCCGAGAAACTGGCCGACTGCTTCCGGATTGATGACAACCCAAACGGTCGCGCCGATGCAGGCTGTCAGCCACAGGAGCCAGATCACGAAGAAGGCGCGCGCCCTGCGACGGCCGGCGCGACGCATCCGATCGAACTCGCGATCGAAATCGTTGGACCGGTTCTTCACGACAGCTCCCCGATCAAGGTCAGGTGCCAGACGGTGAAGCGCACCCGGCGGTTGCGGATCAAACCGGGGCGGCTTGCGCCGGAGGACAGATAGCCCGCGTCTGCTAGTGCGGCGGTGAAGGCGCGGCGGGTGCCGGTGACGGCGCGGTCATAGCCCTGTCGTTCCAGCCAGCAGGCATAGTCCACGAACAGGTCGGTTTCGTCCGAGCGGCAGAACGGCGTCGGTTCGGGCGTGATGCGTTCGGCGACCCACTCGGCGAACAGGCCGGCGCCGGTTGCCGGCGAGAGATCGCCCAGATCGACGCGAGCGGAAATGCCGAGGCCGAAAATCAGTGCTTGGCCGTCGTCCGTGCGCTGGTGGATCGTGACCGGGTTGCCCTGCCACAGGGCCGCTGCGCCTGCGTAGGGGAAATCGGGTGCGGGGGTGTCGGCGTATGCGAGCATGGTGCCCTCCGGTTGGTGACCGGACGCATTTGGCTGATACAGCCAAACTCTGTCAATCAAAGAATTGGCTGGTTTGGCCAATTCAAATTTGCCGTTGACCCACGTCGCGTTAATCTGTTCTAGCTATGTTCTCATTTTGGGATGTTGCAATGGCTCATAACGGTTTGGTGCGTAGGTCAATCGCGGCTGCTGGCGGCCACCGAAAGCCTATAGGATACGTATTCATGATCGGAATGCGGCCGGCAGGTCCGATGCGCGCGACTAGGGACGAGGCCATGAAGGATGCCGTTCAAGCGGAAGAAGCGTGGGTCGATCCACGGTACAACGCGATCTTCACTGCGCCACTTACATGGGTCGCAGATATTTGGCCGTGAAAATTAGAGGTCTGATTGCTGTCCTACAACGCGCCCAAGCGTCGTGAGCGGCTCGGCTCCGACCGGGATGGGCTTGTGTTTCGGATTGGTAGAGCATGGCTCAAACCTCATCGGGTTTGTTCGGAATTGCTTGAAGGTCGTGTCTCCGTCCGGCCGCATCATCGCGTAGTATTTTCCGTCCCGCATCTCGCGGTCGTCCGGGTCCACGAAGATCTTTCCCCCAGCGGGTACGATGCGATCCATGCTGTCACCTTCCGGCTGAAGAGCAAACGTGTTTGGCCCACCGACGGTGCATGGAATCAACTCGATCGGGTCCTCCATCGCAGATTGCCAGTCGCCTGCAGCGATTTTACCGATGAGCGGAACGCGACGCGCCGGATCGAAGCGGCGATCGGAGATCAGGTCTTCCGGTGGCACCCCTAGGCCAGCAGCGACCCGATCCATCCAACTTTTTGTTAGGTTAATTCCGCCTCGCTCCAGTTTTCCAATCGACGAAAGGTCGGTGGATTGACCGGCCTTCGGATGGGGAACGAGCGCAGCTAACTGCTCCAGCGTAAGCCCGCGGGACTGGCGGAGTTCGCGAATACGGTTTGGTGCTCGTGGGGTTCGTTCGGTAGCCATCCGCGTGTTGTAGCTGGATCGGCCAAAAGCCGTCTTGGCCGTTCCGGCCTTTTTCGCTTGACACCAGTTGGCTGGATCAGCCAATTCAAGCCGCATGACGCTCAGAGATTATCTGGATCGAGAGGTCCTCACATACGCCGCCTTCGCTCGCTCGATAGGCAGTCAGCATGCGCGGACCGTTCAGCGCTACGCTGAGGGTCATCAAGTGCCCAACCCTACCATGATGCGCCGCATCGCGAACGTCACCGATGGGGCGGTGACGCCGAACGACTTTTATGGGCTGGGCGTGGCTGAGACAGATCATGCCGACGCCAATACCGACCCCGAAACGATCACGGCACCCGGCAAATGCCGCGATCTTGCCGCCCTTCATGCGGAGGCGCAGTCATGATCGAGATCCTGCTGTTCACGCTTTCGGCGCTGGCTGTTGCGCTCGCGCTCAGCGCGGCACTTGCCGGCCTTCCTCTGCTTCTCCGCCTGCGGCGCTTGCTACGCGAGGATGCCCGCCGCGATGCGATCTCCGAGCGCTGGTCCATGTATGAAGGGAGTGACGCGTGATGTTCGGTCCTGCCGATGTGCGATTGGTGCGCCCCAGTGAAGGGTTTGCAGATCTTTCGAAAGCAACATTCAAGTTGTTGACGAACGAACCACTCAAATCCGTTGCTCTCGTTACGCTTAACAACAACGCAGAACCGGCGGGGTCTACGGACTGGCCTAGCATTAAGCTCGCTTCCTATCACCCTCAAATCGGGACCGCCTCGGAATGACCGGGCTGTCCCCCATCCTGCAAGGCCTGCGCGGTGCCGCGCGCGCGCTGGTGCGTGCGGTCGGCGGGCAGGAAGCCGCTGCCGCAACCAGTACGCGGGTGAAACGGCACCAGACGTTCAGCGACTTCGTAAATCCGAACGGCACCGCATGGATGCCGATTGATGCCGTGGTCGAACTGGAGGCGGTGACGCGCGACACGCCGTCATGGCCGCAGGTCACCCGCTATCTCGCGCAGCAGACCGGCCATGTGCTGGTGCGGCTGCCTGACATCACCACCGCCGATCTGGGCGACGTGCGCGAGGCGATTGCGCGCCATGCCAAGGAAAGCGGCGAAGCGACGGCAAAGGCCATCGCCTGCCTGTTCGAACCCAACCGCGACGGTCGCGCGTGCGCGCTTCGCGAGATGGATGAAGCGATCGAGTGGGCCGTGATCACGCGCGCGCTGATCGAGCAGCTGGGGGACGACGCATGACCCAGTTCGATGTCTGCTCCCGTTGCAGCGCTGGCGTGCTGATCGCCGAAGGCACCTGTCTTCGGTGCGGGGCCGGCCTGCCCGTCCCGGCAACCGACCCTATCGAGATGCACCCGCAATGCGCGCTGGGCGAAGTGTCCTTTGGCCCGCGGTGGACGGTGCGCGCGCCGGAGGCCGCGGGACTGCCGTTCCGGTTGGAAAGCGACGGGATCGCGATCGCGCTGGACGTCGCCTATGCGGCCGAACTGCATGTGCAGCTGGGTGCGGCGTTGTCGGCCAATTCCGCGCTCCGCGCGGCGCAGGTGCGCGCATGACCGTGGCGGCGGCGATCGACGAACGGCGGGTCACCGAGCCGGCCGCCCGCGGGATCGTGGCACGGCCGGACCGGATCGCCGCCTGGATGCTGGTGGCGCGGCCGGGTGACGAATTCGTCTATGCGACGCGGCTACGCACGGCGGCCTTGCCGAAAGATTCGGCGGGTGCGGCGAAGATGCGAGACCTGCACGCCGCCGGTCTGGTCATCCTGTTCCAACGCAACGCGGGCGACAGCGAAGGCCAGTGGCGCAACTATGTCGCGCGGCGGACGCAGGCGGCGGTTCCGCAACCCAAGACGGCGCTGGCGAAGGCCAGCACGGTCGGGGTCGGTCCGGCGGCGGTGGATGCGGTGCTGGCCATCCTGACGAAGCGGGCGCGACTGGGCCGGCCCTGCCCGTCCGAGACGATGCTGTCGTCGCTGACCGGGCTGGACGGTGCGGTGTGCGCGGCGGTGATGCGCGTGCTGGTCGAGGATGGAGCGATCCATGTCGAAACCGCGCCGGCCCCGACCGCGCGGTTCGTGACGATCCTCGCCACCGGCCAGCGGACGGGGGTGGCGAAGTGACGATGCGCGGCCACCCTTACAAGGCCGGCGAGGCCGGGCGTGGGTTGCGGACGCAGCCGGGTATCGGGGGCCTTTCACGAACAGCCCAAATTCAGTGTTCGGCCTGCCCCAAGCAAGGCGAACTGAAAATCCGGACTTTGTTCCCGCCTGAGCAAATCGACCAGAAATTCGCGCAATCGGGATGGTCGATCGACCCGCATGTCTGTCCTGATTGCCGTTTGATACTTTCAAGGAAAAACAAAATGGCCGCACAGCCCAGTCCGAATGCCATGAAAACGCAAGCCGCGATGTTTCGCCTGCTTTCGAACCATTTCGATGTCGACGCCGGGCGTTACGAAAAGGACTGGGGCGATGCGCGCATCGCCAAGGAAACCGGTCTGGCGGTCGCCTTGGTTGCCCAGTTCAGGGACGCGGGTTTCGGCGAAATCAAGGAGGCACCGGAGATTGCCGGGCTGCGGGCTGACGTCCGCGCGCTGGAGCAGCTCGCGCGCGAGCATCACGAGACGATCAAGAATGAAATCACCGCCTTGTCGTTTCGGATTGCGAAGGCGACGGGCGAGGGCGGCCACTAATGGCGGTGCGTCCAGAGCGCTGTTCGTGCGGGCGAATGCCTGACGTTCGCGCCCGTGCTAGCGGGGGCGATGTGGCAACCAACGTCGTCTGCCCAAACCGCAGCTGCGGCGCGCAGGGTCCGGAAATCATCGATCAATGCCGCGACGATGTGGCGGCAATTTCGGCCTGGAACAGGGCCGGTGGGAGGAAGTAATGGCGGGTTTGAACAAGGTCATGATCATCGGCCATCTCGGCGCGGACCCGGTGGCCAAATCGTTCCAGAACGGCGGCGAAGTCGTCAACATGAGGATCGCCACATCCGAGACGTGGAAGGACAAGAATAGCGGCGAGCGCAAAGAGAAGACCGAGTGGCATTCGATCGCGGTCTATACCGAAGGGCTGTGCCGTGTGGCCAAACAGTATCTGCGCAAAGGCTCCAAGGTTTATGTCGAGGGAAAGCTCGCAACGCGCAAGTGGCAGGACCAGCAGGGTAACGACCACTATTCCACCGAGATCGTGTTGCAGGGCTATGACGCCAAGATCCTGATGCTGGACGGTCGCGAGGGCGGCGATCAGGGCGGCGGCCGTGTCGGCGGTGGCGCAACCAGCAACAGTAGTCCGGCCGAAGGCGCGCGGCGTCAGAGCGCGTTCGACAGCGACCTGGACGATGACGTCCCCTTCTAGGGTCTGACCACCCCGCGCGGACGCGGTTCGTCCGCCGCATCCTGTCTCGGGGGTTCCCCAGTGAATATCGCGTCCCTCCCGTCGCCTATGTGTCAGGCGGCGCTTCAATATGCGCGTCGTGGGTGGAAGGTGTTTCCATGCCACGAGCGTGACGAAACGGTGATCGTCCAAGGTAAGGACGGGCCGCGAGAGAAGCTGCTCAGCGCCAAATCGCCTTACATCGGCAACGGCTACAAGAACGCGACTACGGACGAACAGCAGATCCGCAACTGGTGGAAGCGCTGGCCGAATGCCATGATCGGTCTGCCGATGGGCGAAAACGGCATGTTCGCGCTCGATTTCGATCCGCGGACCGATGACGACACCGGTGAAGTGTTCACGCTGGTCGATCTGAAGGCGGCGACCGAAGCGCAGATCGGATGCGCGTTGCCGACCACACTGGCCTCGCTGACGCAATCGGGCGGCGTCCACGCGCTCTATGCACAGCCGGCCGGTGAACCGATCCGGAATCGCGGCAACCTGCCACAGCATGTCGATGTTCGCGGTCAGGGGGGGTATATCGTTGCACCGCCGTCCGTGCTGTACGCGGAGGACGGAAGGGAGCGGCGCTATCGCTGGCTGGAAGGCCGGCAGGACAGCAAGCCTGTCGATGCCCCCGCAGAATTGATCGAAATCCTGCGCGCGCCGAAAGAATCCAAGACAAACGCCGGCGGCGACCAGCCGCCGTCTTCATCACTTTCCCCTCGGCTGGGGGCGGGCCCGGCCGTGGCCGACGTCGTGCGCAAATATGCGCTGGCGGCGCTCGATCGTGAATTGAGCGATCTTGCCGCGACGCCGATGGGCAACCGTAACAACGCGATCAACGCGTGCGCGTTTTCGCTGGGCCAGCTGGTCGGCGCTGGCGCGCTGAACGAAGCGCTTGTGCGCGGCATGTTGCAGCAGACGGTGGCCGGGTTCGGCCGTGACTATGACAAGTGCTGCGACGCGATCGAGAGCGGGTTGACTGCCGGCATGGACCAGCCGCGCGATCTGCGCGCGATCGAGGAGAATGCGCAGCGTCGTGCCGAGCGCGCGCCGTCGCGATCGGCGTCGTCGCGGCCGTCGCCCTCCCCCGCGCCCGGCCGCGCAGCGGGCGTCGCCAACCCTCCCAATCCCTCCCCTGCCCCCGATCCGGGGGGGAATTTTCCATCCTCCCACGGCGGGAGGGACGCGATCGAAGCCCTCGCGGCGGGGGAGGCAGCGCAATTGCGGGCTTCGGCCGTCGCGTGGGTGGCGCGGCGGCTGGGATATGCGGAGCCGAAGAAGGACGCCTATACGAAGATCGCGTTCGGTATCGGCCGGCGGATTGGCGCAGGTCTGTTGGACGCGGCAGCCGTTAAGCAGGTGCTGCGGGACAGCTATGAGGATGTCGCCGACGTCCAGCATGCGGATATAGACCGCGCGATCGACGACGGGATCGCGCGGGGGTTCGATCTCGGGCCGATGCTGGTGACGCTGCGGTGCATCCGTTACCCGATGACCGATTTCGGGATCGCGGAACGATTTCGCGACCGGTTCGGGGAGAATTACCGGTTCACGACCGGCAAGGGCTGGCTGGGCTGGGACGGGCGGCGCTGGAAAGTGCTGGATCAGGACGAAAAGACGCCGCCGGCGGAAGTGATCGGCGGCGTGTTCGACACGGTGCGCATGATCCAGGACGAAGCCCGCCAGATGGCGGATTCGGGCGTGAACTGGACGCTGAGTGAACCGGACAAGAAAGGTCAGCGGCAGCTTGATCTCGATCCAGACAATGGCAACCCGTTCGGGCTGGACCGCTGGCTCCCGAAAGGGAAAGGCTGGGAGTTGCTGTCGGACAAGGTTCGGGCGTTCGGCCGCGCGTCCGAAACGTCGGGCCGGCCGATCGCCATCGCCAATCTGGCGCGCCGGTGGCTTACGGTGCCAATCGAACGTTTCGACACCGATCCGCTGGCGTTGGGCGTGCTGAACGGGACGTTGCGGTTCACGCGCGGGCTGACGCCGGAAGGCGTGAAGACGGCCACGGTGACGATGTCCCCGCATGTGCGCGAGGATTATAATACCAAGCTGGCACCGGTGGTCTACGATCCAGACGCGCCCGAACCCTGTCCGCTCTACGATGATATGCTCGAATGGGCGCAGCCGGACGCGGGGATGCGACGCTACCTGCATCAGGTGGGCGGTTATGGGTCAACGGGGCTGACCGGCGAGCATAAGCTCTGGTATAATTACGGTCGCGGCCGGAACGGCAAATCGACGACGATTGATGCGTGGTGCTACGCGCTGGGCGATTATAGCGGGACGACGCTGATCGAGACGTTTTTGGATCAGGGCATCAAGAAACGCGGGGATCAGGCCTCGCCCGATCTGGCGCGGCTTGGCGGTGTGCGGCTGTTGCGCGCGTCGGAGCCGGAGCGCGGGGCGAAGCTGAATAGCGCGCTGATCAAGTTCGTGACGGGTGGCGAGCCGGTGCCGACGCGAGCGCTACATCGGGGGTTCTTCGACCTCGTGCCGCTCTTCAAGCTGATCATGAGCGGTAACAGCAAGCCGGAGATCCCGGATACCGATGAAGGCATCTGGTCGCGCATGAAGCTGGTATCATGGCTGAAAAACATCGACCTTGAATTCAACGAAGATGGCACGCCGAAGAAGGACGTCGAGCTTCTCAACAAGATCAAGGCGCAGGAGGCGGCGGGCGTGTTCCACCGGCTGGTGGAAGGCCTGCTCGATTATCTGGTGCATGGGCTGGTGGAGCCGGCGGCCGTCACGGCCGATACGATGGAGTATCGGGACGCCAGCGACCCGCTCGCGCGCTTTCTGCGCCTCTGCACCGTGATCGAGGCGGGCAGCACCGTGCAGTCCTCGAAACTCTATGACGTGTTCGCCGCCTGGACGAAGGCGGCGGACGAACGCGAATGGAAGCAAAAAGGCTTCTCAAACGCCATGGCGGAAAAGGGTTTCAAGCGTCATAAGTCCAGCGGCATGCACTGGCTCGATCTCAGGCTGGTGCGCGCGGTCGGTGACTTCGTCGACGAGCATGGCAACGCCAAGGATATCAGCACCGATCAGGGCCAGTCCCTCGCCACCTCCACCCATCCGCCGCCCGATCGGCCGTTCGCGCCCTACGACGATGACGACGTAGTGTAGCGATCAACGACTATCCTCCCGGAATGGGAGGGACGTGGGAGGATTGTGGGAGGAAGAAACGGCGGAAATCCGCGCGTCTGGGAGGGTTGGGAGGATTGTTGTCATGTTCTGCGTATATGCATGCGCACATGCGCGCTCGCACATGCGCATGTGCGCACGAGACAATATTCATTTATCCTCCCTATCCTCCCAATCCTCCCAAGAAAGTAAGTAAGTCATTGTTTTGTAAGGGAGTGGGTTATGGTGAACGTGGGAGGATGCAGCCAAAACGTGGGAGGGTCATGGGAGGGTGACGATCGTTGGTCGTTCGTCTGGACCTTCGCTGTCGTGCAAGAGCGTCTGGTGGACGCCATGACGATGCTGTGGCGGCTGCCGGATCGGGAACGCGGTTGGCTTCGTGCGGGTGTGTCGTCGATCTGGTCCAACTATCACGAGACGTTCGGCATGAACGCGGTTGAGTTGGCAGCATGGCGCAAGATCAACGCGGACGTGCCGCCTGCCCTGCCCGGACTGACGCGGCAGGAAGTGGGCGAGATGGAAGAGGCGCTGGGCTGGATGGAGCATGTTTCGGCCGACGACCGCAAGCTGGTCGGGCTGGCCATTACGGAACTGGCACGCGGCCATGCGCAGGTGTCGTGGATGCGCCTGCTGCACCCTATGGGGCTGCGTGAGGGCGAGGAAGGCCTGCGCAAGCGCTACGGTCGGGCGATCAACCGGATCGTGGTCGCGCTGGAAGCGGCGGAAATTCGCGGGTCCGCCCGTCAACCCCGTTAAAGTGACGCGATGCAAATTTTGTATGTCCGCCATTCGGGCAAAAAGGGCCTATAGAACGCCACACTGGGCGGAACCTATGGTAGACAGCCTAGTACCCCTCCCCTGCACCTGACCGCGCCCCGTCCAGCCCCATGCTGCGGCGGGGCGCGGTGCGTTTGGACTAAGCCATGTCGCGCCGACCCGCCACGTTCCGGCCTGCCGGGCTGGGGCCGAAGGTCGAGCGGGACCGGCAGGCTGATCGGGAACGTGACGCGGCCAAGCCATATCGGCGCTGGTACAAGACGAAGGAATGGCAGCGGCTCCGCTGGTCGGTCCTGCTGCGCGACCGGTTCACCTGTCAGATGTGCGGTCATATCGAGCCGGCGACGTCGCAGCTGGTGGCCGACCATCGTCAACGCCATCGCGGCGTCGCGGCGCTGTTCTGGGACGCAGGCAATCTCTGGACCCTGTGCAAGCCGTGTCACGATGGCGCGAAGCAGCGGATCGAGCGCGCCGCCAGCGCGGACTGGCGCGGTTAATGCCCTCCCCCCGGTGGGGGGGGGTGGGTCAAAACTCCAGCAGGGCCGCCGCCCTAGACCGGCATCGAACACCAAGATTTCCGGCGCGAAATTCGGCGGAATGTTTTTTTAGGGAAGGAGGTTAGATGCGTGGACGTAAGCCCGAGGCGGCTAGCCTTCAGGAAGCGAAAGGCAACCCCGGTCGCCGTAAATCGGCCGTGCAAAAACGGACCGAAGAGGCCGAACGGGTCGCGGCGTTGCTCGCCGAGATCCCGGCCAGTGGCGATCCGCTCGCACCGCCCGCGATCATCGCGAAAGGATCGGCGGCCGCCGTCGTCGTGTGGCGCGATCTTGCGCCGCGGTTGCGTTCGACGCATCGGTTGCAGCCCCATCATCGCCCGATGTTCGCGCTGTTCTGCGTCTACTTCGCCGAATGGGTCGTCGCGAATGAGGACGTGAATCGCAACGGGCTGACCCAGCGTGTGAAGACGGTGGCCGGCGGGATGATGGAGCGCACGCGCCCCATGGTCACGATACGCGACCGCGCGTTCGATCAGGTGATGAAGCTGTCGGAGCGGTTCGGCCTCACGCCGTCCGATGAATATTCGTTGTTCCGCGACCAGGCGGTCGCCGCCGCGCAAAATCCCGGTCTGTTCGATCGGGATACGACACCGGCCCGGCGCGAAGCGGAAACCCAACCGGAAGCCGCTTCGGTCGTGGGGTCGCTCGGCGCAATGGATTCCGCTCCGCCCGCACGACTGAACAGTTGACGTGGCCGCCACGCCCGCGCTCTGCGCGCCGCTGGACCCGGTCGATCTGATCGAGCAACCGGCCGCGCCGGAGCCGCAGTGGCTGATCGGCGCGAACGATAACGAGGCCTATGATTGGGCGCGGCGCGGCTGGGCGCAAGCCGCGGCGGAACCCGGCGCGTGGTTCGATCACGCCAAGGCCGACGCGGTCGTGGCGAAGTGGTCGACATGGTTTCATCTGACGGAAGATCGGTTCGCCGGTAAGCCGTTTCGTCTCAACCGTTGGCAGGAGATCATCGTCCGGCTGCTGGTCGGATGGAAAGTGCCGGTCGAGGTTCTCGACCCCGACACCCACGAACCGATTGAACTGCACGTCCGTCTCTTCAAGCGGATGATGCTCTGGGTTCCGCGTAAGAACGGCAAGTCCGAGTTCATGGCCGCGTTGGCGCTGCTCTTCTGGGCGGTTGACGGCGTCGTCGGGGGACAGGGTTTCGTCTTCGCGCGCAACGAGGAACAGGCGTTCACGCCCTTCAACAAGATGAAGGCGATGATCGGCTATCACCCCGATTTCGTCCGCGACATCGGGATGCACGCCAAGTCGCTGTACCTGAAACCCTTCGCGTCGCCGTTCCTGCTCATGACCGGCGCGGAAGAAGGCAAGCACGGCAAGTCCCCCACGGTCATTCTCGGTGACGAGATGCACGAGTGGAAGAGCAAGGTGGTGATGGACACCCTGCGGCAGGGCACCGGCGCACGCCTTCAGGCGATGGAACTCTACGCATCGACCGCCGGTCTGAAGACGAACCGCACCGGCGTCGAACTATGGGAGGAAAGCCTCGGCATTCTCGAACGGCGTCTAGAAGATCCGTCCACGCTGGTCGTGATCTTCGCGGCGGACGTGGACGATCGCTGGGACGACGAAGCCGTCTGGGCGAAGGCGAACCCTTCACTCGGGTTGTCGCCGACGATCGCGTTCCTGCGCCGCGAGGCGCGGCTCGCGCAGGGCAACCCCCGCGCGGAGGCGCACTTCCGGTGCTACCACCTCAACCAGTGGATCGACGCCGCAACGCGGTGGCTGTCCATGAAGGCATGGAACGCCAGCGACGATCCGCAGACCGACGATCTGTTCGTGCCGTGGAAGGAAGCAGCTTCGCTTCTGAAGGGCCGGCGATGCTGCGGTGCATTCGACGTGTCGTCGACGAAGGACGTGACGGCGTTGGTCTGGGCCTTCCCCCCGACCGATGCCGACCCGAAATGGCGTCTCGTTTGCCGGTTTTGGGTGCCGGAGGACACCATGGCGGAGCGCGTGAAGAACGATCACGTCCCTTACGACCGTTGGGTCGCGAGCGGCGCGATGGAGACGACGCCCGGTGACTGGGTCGATCAGAACTATGTTGCCCAGGCCATCCACGACGGCCTCCGCGATTTCGAGGTTTTCGGCATCGGTTACGATGCCTGGAACGCACAGAAGCTGGTCACGGATTTGCAGGCGGACGGCGTTGCAGACACGCTGTTCATCGTCGTGCGGCAGGGCATCCAGTCGCTGGGCGAGCCGTCCAAGACCTTCGAACGGATGATCTACGCGGGCCAGCTGGGCCACGGTGCGCACCCGGTGCTGTCGTGGATGGCCGGTAACGCCGCGATCCGGTTCGACGAAAATCTGAATTTCATGCCCGCGAAAAAGAAGTCCGCCGAGAAAATCGACGGGATCGTCGCGGCTGTGATGGCTGTGGCGGTTGCCATGAACGACAATGAGGAGGCCGATATGGACGACTATCTGGCCGCCATGAAGGCGCGCGCGACATGAGTTTCGGGCGCAAGATGGCACGCGGTATCAAGACTGCGCTGTCGCTGCTCAGCCCGGCCGGCTGGAAGGGCATCCTTGCCCCGATCAGTGCGTCCGGGAAGACGGTGACAGCGCAGAACGCACTGACGCTGTCGACGGTATGGGCCTGCACCCGGCTGGTCGCCGGCACCATTTCGTCACTTCCCATCGTCGTTTACAAGGACGGGCCGAACGACACGCGGGCGACCTTCAAGGCGCACCCGCTTTACGGGCTGCTCCATGACAGCCCGAACGCCGACCAGTCGGCGCTCGACTTCTGGCAGTTCCTCTGCGTGTCGCTGGAATTGTGGGGCAACGCCTATGCCCGGATCGAGCGCGGGGCTGGCAACCGGATCATCGCCCTCAGCCCGGTCCGGCCGGAAATCGTCGCGGTTCGCCGCGCCGAAGACGGCACGATCCGCTATCGCTACGTTGATGCCGGAAGGCTGCACGATCTCGGACAGGACGAAATGTTTCACGTCCGGGGCTTTGGCGGATCTCCGCTAGGCGGCCTGTCCACCCTTTCCTTCGGACGGGAATCGTTCGGGCATGCGCTCGCCGCAGAAGAGGCCGCGTCGTCGCTATATCGAAACCAGCTTCGTCCCTCGGGTGTGTTGACGACGAAGGACAATGCGACGCTGAAAAAGGAGCAGCGCGACGACATTTACGAGCATGTCGTCAGCCGCTTCGGAAGCGACAATTTCGGCAAGCCGCTGGTGCTGGAAGCGGGCCTCGGCTGGCAGAACATCACGATGTCGTCGGTCGACGCACAGATGATCCAGAACCGACAGCATTCGGTCGAGGATGGGTGCCGTTGGTTCGGTGTCCCGCCCCACATGATCGGTCACACGTCTAACGCGACCAGCTGGGGGACTGGTCTGGAAAATCAGACCTTGGGCTTCCTGATCTTCACCCTGCGCGAGCGCTTGAAGCGGATCGAGCAGGCGATTGTGAAGCAGCTGCTGACGCCAGTCGAACGGCTCACGATCACGATAGAATTCAACATCGAAGGGCTGCTGCGCGCCGACAGCGCCGCTCGCTCCGCCTTCTATTCGCAGATGGTCCAGAACGGCATCATGACGCGGAACGAAGTGCGCAGGCTCGAAAATCTGCCGCCGGCAGTCGGCGGCGATGTGCTGACCGTCCAGTCCAACATGATCCCGATCGACAAGCTCGGTGACACGCTGGCGACCGGCGAGAAAGCACGCAACGCCCTGATGCACTGGCTCGGCTTCGGCACCGAACCCACGAAATCCAAAGATCACCCAGAACGCGAGGCGGCATGATGCTGATGCACTACAAGCATGGACAGCTGAAAGTCCGCGACTTCAGCCTGTCGATCAAGGCGAGCGACGTTGCTGATGATGGCAGCTTCTCCGGCTACGGATCCGTTTTCGGAGTGACCGACAGTTATGGCGAGATCGTCGCGCCGGGGGCGTTCGCGGCGTCCCTCGCCGACCTGAAGGCCAAGGGTCGCGTCGTTCCGGTGCTGTGGCAGCATCGTTCATCCGAGCCGATCGGCGTCTACGACGCGCTGTCTGAGGACAGCCACGGCCTCAAGGTTGCCGGCCGGCTGCTCAAGGACGACGTCGCCCAGGCACGCGAGGCACACGCGCTGTTGAAGGCCGGCGCGGTTACGGGCCTGTCGATCGGCTACTGGGTCCGCGAAGCCAGCTATGACGAAAAGACCGGCATCCGCACGCTGACCAAGCTGGATCTGGTCGAAGTCAGCCTCGTGACCTTCCCCGCCAATGACGACGCACGCGTCGAGGCGGTGAAGTTCAAGCTGGAACGCGGCCAGCTTCCGACGAAATCCGAATTCGAAAAGGCACTGCGCGAGGCTTTTCCTTTCTCGAAATCGCAGGCCGCGGCGATCGCCAGCCACGGCCTCGATCATCTCCTGCGGAGCGAGTCCGTGGGGGCCGGCGACCTGAAATCCATTTCCGAAACCTTGGCAGGCTTTTCGCTGCCCTCGCTCTGAAGGATCTACCCATGAAGGCACCCTATTTCGTCGACGGCATCCCCGGCGGCGTCGAATTCGGCCGCAAGGATGGCGGCAACGAACCCGACATCAAGGCCCTCTCGCGCGACCTGAAGGCCGCAACCGACAAGGTGAAGGAATTCGCCGAAGAGGTGAAGGGCAAGCTCGCCAAGGGCGAGGATCTGTCGAACAGCGCCAAGCAGTCGGCCGACGAGGCGCTGGTGAAGTTCAACGAACTGTCCGCCCAGATGACGGAGGTCGAGCAGAAACTCGCGCGTCGCGGCGAACAGCAGCCCGATCGCCGCAAGTCGCTGGGCGAGACCGTCACCGACGACGATGCGGTGAAATCGTTCATGGCCAAGCCGCCGTCGAAGGGTTCGGTCAGCTTCGAAGTAAAGGCGATCATCAACTCGGCAACCACCGATGCCCTCGGGTCGGCCGGCGATCTGATCATCCCCGACCGCCAGGACGGCATTGTCGCTCCGCCCCAGCGCCGCATGACCGTCCGCGACCTGCTCACGCCCGGCCGCACAAATTCCAACGCCATCCAGTATGTGCAGGAAACCGGGTTCGTGAACGCGGCGGCGGCTGTCGCCGAAATGCTGCAAAAGCCGCAGTCCGACCTGAAGTTCGACCTGTTGACGAAGAACGTCGCGACGATCGCGCATTTCGTGATGGCGTCGAAGCAGATCCTCGCCGATGCCCCAATGCTGCAAAGCTATATCGACGGGCGGCTGCGCTATGGCCTCGCCTATGTCGAGGAATTGCAGATCCTTAAGGGTGACGGATCGGGTGCGAATCTGCTCGGCATCATTCCTCAGGCGACCCCCTATGCGGTGCCGGTCGGCGCGGCCGCGCCGACGAACGCGCTCGACAAGCTGCGCATCGCGATGTTGCAGGCCGTTCTGTCCGAATATCCCGCGACCGGCCACGTCCTGAACCCGATCGACTGGGCCAATATCGAAACGCTGAAGGACAGCGCCGGCGGCTACATCATCGGCGACCCGGCCGATGGTGCGGCACCGCGGCTGTGGCGTTTGCCGGTCGTGGAAACCCCGGCCCAGACCGTCAATCGCTTCCTGACCGGCGCATTCCGGCTCGGCGCACAGTTGTTCGACCGCGAAGATGCGAACGTCGAACTCTCGACCGAAGATCGCGACAACTTCATCAAGAACATGGTGACGATCCGCGGCGAGGAACGTCTCGGCCTCGCGGTCTATCGCCCCGAAGCCTTCGTCTTCGGCGCGTTCTGATCTGCCGTTTGGGCGGCTTCTGATCGGGGCCGTCCAACCTACTTCCGGAAGGAAACTCGAAACATGCGTAGCTATCTGGTTGTCGACAGTCATCTGGGCGACAAGCTCTACAATATCGGGGACACTCGCGAGGCGGACCCCCGCACCGTCGCCCATCTGGTTCCGTCGTTCCTGATGCCCCTTGGCAACGATGCCGATGATGCAATGGCGATGGACGAGCGGGACAAGGAACTGGCGCGGCTGGCAACTTTGCTCGACGAAGCCACGAACAGCGCAGCCTCGGAGATCGGCGAGTTGAAGACGGAAAACACCGATCTTGTCAGTCAGATCGTGGCCGTCACGACCGATGCTCAGGTCAAGGTCAGCGAAGTCGAGAAGAAGCTGGAAGACATGACGGCTGAGCGTGACCGTTTTCTGAGTGAACTGGAGGCGGTACGTTTGGCGGCTGGTCAGGGTGATAAGGACGGGGCTGAGCCTGAAAACAAGGCTGCGCCGGTGGCCGCCAATAAGGCGAGCCGGACCGCGCCGAACAAGTAAGTTTTCGTCTTCGGGCGAATGCGCCGCGCGCGCAGTTTGAGGGAAATCATTATGGCAATGACTCGTGCGTCCAAGCTGCGCGCGCGCAACTATTTCGTTCGCCGGGGTAATGGTGGTCCGATGCGTTGGGGGATCGCGGGCCTCGGGCCTGAAATCGGCGGCCTGCAAACCGGAATGGGCCAACGTAATACCGGCTTCCAGTTTTTCGCCAATCAGGCCTGCCTTGCAACTTGCGGCATTGTGGGCACGAAACTTCGTCTGAGGTTCGCAAACGGATATTTCCCGCTCGGCATTTTTACGCCGAACACAAATCCGGTGAATATCGAAGGCGCAGACATTGTGCTTGGCTCGGTATTCGATCCAGTCGCGAAGACTTGGAGCGGTGGCACCATCTATCCGATTAAGTTCGATGGATCCACGACCTATACCTTTGCTGCCGGTGAAGAACGCTTCGCTGATGACATTGAAGCACCATTCACGCCATTCTCAATGATCCGCATCCGGATGGCCGGCAACGTCGCTGCGGGCGATCGTCTTCCCGGCCACCGTTATTCGCTGAAGGCTTTGATTGGCGAAGGTTCGAACGACGGCGGCGGCTCTCAGATTGCACGGCTGGCTACGCCGGCCGGCACGATCACCGCAGGAACCGGCAACTTCAGCGGCGGCGGGTTCACTGCGGTTGCGGCGTTCTTCAACGTCAAGACGGGCGGGGTGATCGTCTTATCGGACAGCCGGTTCAAGGCGGGCGAGCATCCCTCGTTGGCCACGGATCGCGGTGCCATGGGCTTCATCGAAAAGGCATACGACTCCCCGACGAACGGGCGCGTCCCCGTCTGGCTGATCGGGGCTCCATCGAGCAGCCTGAGCACGATGCGTAACGGCGGCAATCCCGGCACGCCGTGCGTGCCGTGGGTTGTGAACATCTGTGCGGCGCTCGGTCAGCGCCCCTTTGACAATGTCGACGTTCATCTGGGCACCAACGATCTTGCGGGCGGCGCGACTGAGGCGAGTTTCGAGGGCCATTATCAGGGCCTTTCCACCACCTTGCGGAGCATTGAACCGTCGCGCGCCCTTCGCATCACGGCCGGCACCATGGGGCCAACCACGACGCAAGATTCCGTCAGTGCGCCGGGCAATTTCGGGGCGACGGAAGCGGGGCAGACGATATGGGTCCGCGCTACGCAGGGGCCTGATCCGTCCTCGCGTTCGATCGTCAACACTCGCCTTCTGGCGGGCGGGTTCGCCGCTCAGGGGATCGATGGCGTCAGCAACGTTGGCGGGGTCGCGGAGGGCGTCACCAAGGCAAAGGTGAAGTCGACAGGGTTCGTCGGTCAACTGGCGCAGGCCATCCCGACGGCTGGCAATATCTCGGTCGCCGTTCTGGCGACGCAAGCTACTGTGGGCGAAGTGCTGTTGTTCGAGCAGGATGACGCGACCAACTTCGACGTCGATGGCTCTTATCAAATCCTCGGCATTTCCGGGTCGGCGGGCGCATGGTCGCACACCTTGGCTCGGACCGTGAAGAAGATCCACGCTGCTGGTGTCTCTGTAAAGACCACCAACTCGGTCGACTCGCTTCACTACCACGGCAACATCCATAACCAGCAGGCCGATGTTCTGGCCGCCACGAAGGTCGCCTTGATATGATCCGCTTCATTCTCGCCATGCTGGCGCTGGTCATTCCAGCGTCAGTCTTTGCCGCTCCAACGGTCGAATACGAGCAGCACTTCAACGGTGCTCTCCCTGCCGACTGGTTCAACGGGGCGGAACGCTACGCCGGTTATCCGCACACGGAAACGCGCCCCGGCAACAAGGAATATCAGCAATATCTTCCGTCGCAGGCGGCAACGGAGATGGGCCGTCTGAAGCTGAGGGCGCAGCGCATGACGACGGCGCAACACTTGCTGTGGGCGCGCCGCATCGACAACCCGAAGGCCGCTTATGCCACGGGCCTCCGGGCCGCTGACGGGGGGCTGATGTATGGTCCGGTCCTTTCGGACCTCGAACGCGTCGATTGGGTTTCCGGCCAGATTTCGTCCTGGCCGAAATTGCCGGTCGCACCCGGCCGGATCTTCACTGCACGCTTCCGGCTACCGGTCGGCGCGAACCTGTTTCCGGGGATCTGGGCGTTCGATTATGCAGGTTCGACGGAAGTCGATCTGATGGAGGGTTCGGGCCGCGCGGCGTCGGACCCATTGGGAAATGTCTCGCAGGGCATCCACGACTTCAAATCCAACATCCACACCGGCTGCGCGAAGAAGTCGATCCCGACCGCTGGCGAACACACAGCAAAGCTCGACTGGTCGGACCCGACGAAGATCGATTTCTACATGGACGGGCTGCTGAACTGTAGCGTCAAGGCGACTGCCAACATGACGCGCCCGATGGCCATCATCATCAACCTCGCAGTCGGCTCCGGTGGCTGGCCGTGGATCGGCATCCCCTCGGCGGCGACACCGAACCCTGCAGAGTTTCTGGTCGATTACGTCAAGGTGGAGAAACCCTGATGGCAGAGCCGGTTTCCCTCCTTCAGGTCCGCCGGCAACTCCGCATCGATCCCGACGCCGATACCGACCTTCTGACCGGGTACGTGGCGGCGGCGCGTGCGCATGTCGAACAATTCACCGGCATCACATTGAAGCCGAACACAATCGTCGAACTGCACGACGGGTTTCCGGAGATGCTTCGTTCGTGGCCCGTCGAGCCGGCAACGGCCGTCATCCGCTACCAAAATGGTAGCGGATCGGACGTCGAATATGTCGGCGCGCGGATCGGTGGCGGCCGCCCTGCCCGCCTGTCGCCGGCACCGTCGACCAGCTGGCCCGCGACGTTGGCGGGCGCACGCGAGACGGTCGCTGTCCGGATTGATGCGGGATATGCCGATCCCGCCGCGATCCCTGCCGATATTGTTCAGGCGGTCCTGATGCTGGTTGCGCACTGGTATCGCAACCGGGAGGCGGTCGTGATCGGCGCAGCCGTCGCCGAATTGCCCATGGCCGTTCAGGCGCTGCTTGCACCGCATCGTCGGTGGTATTCCTGATGCCGATCAACGCGGGCGATCTCGACAAAGAGATCACGTTCCAGCGCAAGGTTGCGGACGACAGCTTCACCAGCGCCGGCAAGGAGAAATGGGAGACGGTCGTTGCCGGTGTTTATGCCGAGGTGAAGGACATCCTCCCCAGCCGGGCAGAGAAACTCGCGGACGGCCTTACGATCGCCAACCGCCCGGCACGGGTCCGCATCCGGTGGCGCGAAGGGATCACCGCAGACATGCGCATCCTGTTTGGAACGCGAACCATGCAGATCGTCGCCGGACCAGTCGAACTGGATCGGCGCGACGGCCTCGAAATGATGGCCGAAGATTACTCGACAGCAGGAGGGAGAGTGTGATGCGACCTTCGGAAATCACCGTGTCGCCCGCCGATGTGATGCAAAAGATGGTCTTCAAGGTTCGGGTTACCGGCATGCGTCGGTTCCGGATTTGCACGTGGATCGCGGTACGGCTTATTTCTTTGGCTGGCATCATGCTGGGAAAGAGGGCCGACATCGAAGTCGACCTTCGCCGCGCTGAGTGAGCGCCCGCCTGACGGGCCGCAGCGACCTGAACAGCTTCATGGTGCAATTCCCGGAAAAGCTGTTGCCGAACATTCTGCGGCCCGCCCTTAGAGCAGGAGCGGAAGAATTTGCGGAGGGCGCACGGGAGGCCTGCCGGTCGGAAGCGGTGCGCGCGTCTATCAAGGTCACGACGCGCATGGCGAACGGCACGTTGACCGCGACGATCGCGCCGCAGGGCAAGGCCGTCTCGCTCGCATGGTGGCTGGAGTTCGGCACCGATCCCCATTTCATCACGGTCGACGGCGACCAGCGCGACGGTCGGACGGTCCGGCGGATCAACAAAGCCGAGAATCACGGATCACTGATGATCGGCGGCAAGTTCGTCGGGTCGACCGTCTATCATCCGGGTGCGCGGCCCTACCCCTTCATGCGTCCATCCGCTGACACCCGGCGGGGTGCCGCAATCGCGGCGATCAGCGCGACGATCTCGATGCGGCTCAGCAAAGCTGGCCTTTCGGCACCCGTCGCGTCCGAGGCGGACGCATGAGCGGCGTCGTGATCGCCGGCACGCTGCTGGAAGCGTCCGCGCCGCTGGTCGCCGCGGTTCCGCTCATTAAGGCATGGGTTCTGCCGCAAGGCGCGGCGCTGCCGGCGGTCGTCGTCACGCGGATCAGCCGCTCCGAACAGCAGTTCCTTGCCGCCCAGCCGGTCCGGCTGGTGACGGAGCGGGTGCAGGTGACGATCCGTGCCGGGACTGGCGACGATCGCGAAGCGATCCTCCGCCTTGCCCGGCGGGCTTGCGCGGACCGGACCGGCACGATTGCCGGCTTTGCCAATGCCGCGGTGCTGCTCGCTGGCGGCGGGCCGGACTTCATGGACGACGCCGCGACGATTTTCATGGGCAGTTTCGATCTGCGGATCAGCTTCAACGAGCCTGCCTGACCCTTCCCAAATGGAGAATGACGATGAAAAAGAACGCAGTGGCCCTGCGCGCCTTCAACCATGCCGATGACCGCTTCGCCAAGGAACAGGTGATCCTTGGGCTGGATCCCGGTCATTTCAACGACTGGTCGGCCAAAGGCGTCGATCTGGTCCGCGAGGCGACCGCCGAGGAAGTGAAGCAGGCGCAAGCCCTCGCGAAGAAGGCGTCGGACACGCCGGCCGACTGATCCCCCTTGCCCGCCGGGCACACCCTCCCGCTGACGCGGGCCAATATTACGGAGAGACCCCATGACCAGTTCGACTTCGGCGGGCAGCACGATCGCCCTTTCCGCCGCTTTGCCTGCCGCCCAGACGGAGGCCGGCTTCATCGCGCTCGCCATGACCGAGATCGGTGGTGTCGAGAGCATTCCCGCCTTCGGCGCGCAGACGGCGGTGAACACGTTCCAGCCGCTGAAAGGCCCGCAGGAAAAGCATAAGGGGCCGGTCAATTACGGCTCGCTCGCGATCCCCATGGCCTATGACAAGGCCGATGCCGGTCAGACGCTGCTGCGCACTGCCGCCGATCCGGACAACAACGCCCTTTATGCGTTCCGCGTCACCTTCCCGAACGGCGATCGTCGCTACTTCCTGGGCCGCGTGTTCGGCAATCAGGAAACGATCGGTTCCGCGACCAACGTGCTGATGATGAACAGCACGGTCGAGATCAACACCAAGCCGATCAAGGTCGACGCGGCCTGATCTTACCAGTTCCGGCGCCCGCGACGCCGACTTTCTCATGCGTCGGTCCGTCCCGCTGTCGCGGGCTGGGGACGGATCGGCGCGCCCATCTCCCGCGAGGATGAAACATCATGTCCGTTATCGATCTTTCCGCTTTCGACCCCAACGACACTACGTTCATGCAGATGACGAACCCGACCAACGACGAGCCGATGACCGTCGATGTCGGCGGCGAGAAAATCCCGGCTGGCATCACCTTTCACGCGCCCGGCAGTGAAGCCTATGTCGCCGCCGAAAAGCAGCAGGACAATCGCGGCCTCGCGCGCGGCAAGCGCAAGATCCCTCTGACCGCCGATCTGCTGCGCGCCGATCGCGTCACTTTCCTATCCGATATCACCGTGTCATTCGATCATCTGGGCTTTCCGGCCCCGGAAGGCGCGACGGGCAAAGCCGTGTTCAAGGCGCTCTATGCCGATCCGAAAAAGGGCTGGATCGTCGCGCAGGCCAATGAGCATCTGGCAGACTGGGCGCATTTTATGAAAGGCTCGGCAAGCAGCTGAGCCTTTACGTCCGGCAGTCGGCGTGGCTGGTGGCGATCCCAAAGCATCGGGACGCCGCCGGCAAGGAAACGCCCCTGCCCGCGCGGATTACCTCCTACCGCGCCGATCAAACCGATCCGCCCTTGCCGCACCTTGAACATCATCGGCTGTTCGACTGGCTGATGGATGCGGGGCCGGTGGAAAGCGGCCCGATGGGGCAGGCGGCGCTTAGCTGGTGCGAAATCGACGCTTGGGCGGCGCGCACCTTCACGCGGCCGTCCGCGTGGGAGGCACGAACCCTCCACCGGCTTTCGGCCGAGTATCTGGCCGAGTTGCGCGCGGCGGAGGATCAACATCGGCCGCCCCCATGGGGCCAGCCCGGCGCGGAAGTCGACCGCGCGACCGAAGAACGGCGGCTCCGGGCCGTCCTGGGATGAAGGAAGTCGACCATGGGCCAGAAGCATCAAGTCGCGACGATGTCGATCGAAGTGGCGATCGAGACCGGGCAGGCGTTGGCGGACATGGCGCAGCTTGGCGGCGTGGTCGACAGGACGACGGCGGAGGCCGCTCAGAAGTTCGACCGTATCGACGCGGCGATCAACGGCATGACTGGCATGGAAGGCCTGACCGCCAGTGCCGTTCAGGCCGAAGCCCAGTTGAAGAAGACGGCTGCGCAGGTGCGCGAGGCGAACAAGGCGCAGCGTGAATATGAGCGCGTCGAGCGCGCTGGCGAAGGCATGGTCGGCCGGCTGGAGCGTGAGCTTTCGGTTTACGGCAAGACGTCCTCCGAACTTCGGCAGATGCGGGCGGAGACGGCCGCGGTGAATGCCGAGCGGCAGGGCCAGATCGAACTGGCCGGCCGCATTCGTGCGGCCGAACAGGCGATGTACGATGCCGAGTTCGCGGCGATGCGCCGCGCGCAGCAGGCGGCGGACGCGCTGGCGGAGGAAAAGGCCGCCGCCGCTGCGCAGGCGGTTCGTGATGCCGAGCGCGAGGCTACCGCCACGCGTGAGGCCGCGCACGCCTATCAGATGTTCGAAGCGCGCGTTCGTGACGGTGCTGCGGCCCTGCGCGAGCAGGAGGCGGCTGCATCGCGCGATGCGGTCAGCCTGCAACGCCTGCGCGAGATGCTGGACCCGACCGGGGCCGCGCAGGAGCGGTTGAACCGCGAAATGGCAGAATCGCAGCGTGTCATGCTGGCAGCGGGCCACAGCGTGGAAGACGTCGCCCGTGCCCATACGATGCTGACCGAGCAGCATATCGGCACGGTGCGCAGTTCGGGGCAGGTCAAGGCCGGCATGCAGCAGCTTCAGTATAATCTGAACGACATGGCGACCATGTGGGCGATGAACGCCAAGCCCATGCAGATTTTCGCCTCTCAGGCGGGTCAGGTCATCCAGGCGGTGCAGCTGATGACGGCGGAGTCCAAGGGCCTGCTCGGGGTGCTGGCGGGGCCGTGGGGGCTTGTCATCACGACGGCGATCGTCGCGCTGGCACCGCTGGTCGCCAAGATGATCGAGAGCAATCACGCGCTGGATGACGCCGTGGACAAACTGAAGAAGGACGCTGCCGAAACGGACCTGAACGCGCGCGCGAAGAACGCCTTTGCGCGGACGATCGACGGCGTCACGGCCGCGATCAAGGCGGAGACGGCCGCCCGCAAGGAAGCCATCGCCAGTCAGCGCGAAGCCTATGAACAGGATTATCTGCGTGCGCAGTTTCTGCGCCGCAATGCGGAAACGGCGCGCGTCGCGGCCGAAACCGAACTGGCCAATGCCAAGCTGCTGCTGGCGGCCGACAAGGCGCGTGCAACGCGTCCGGGTGGTGAAGTGGCCAGTGCGCGCGTCGTGGACCGGTTCGTGGAGGTGCGCGCGCTCGAAACCCGGCTCGCGGGTCTCGACAAGAGCATCGCCGCTGCGCGTGCGCTCGAAACCGGAGCGCTCGCCGATGCGGCAGTGGCGACCGCAAAGCGCATGATCGATCCGCTGGCGCGGATCAATGCGCTGTACGATCAGCGGCGCGATGCGACCGTTGCGGCAGCGGAAGCGGCGGCAGCGGCCGGCAAGACCATCAGCGGAGCGTTGACGCAGGAACTGTACGCGATCGAGCGCACCCGTCAGGCCGCGATCCGTGCCGAACAGGACAAGACGGCCGCAGCCAAGACGACCGCCAACCAGATCGGCCGCAACATCACGCTGGCGGAGGCGCGCAGCATCGCCCAAGGGGTCGACGGGCGCGTGACCAGCGATCACCGCAGCCTTGAAGAGCAACAGCGGCTCTATGCCAAATATCAGGCCTATCAAGCTGGCACCGGCCCGTGGGCCGCGCTGGCGGCGAAGCCGGGCACGTCGAACCACGAACTCGATCGCGCGATCGATATTGCCAAGGGTGACGGGATCACGCTCAAGAAGCTGATCGGCGCTTACCGGGCCGCCGGCGTCAGCCTTGTCGAGGCGCTCGACGAAGGCAGCCATTACCATCTGGCATGGAAGGCGGTCGGTACGCAGGCACGGCAGGAGACGTCTGCGCGCACGGAAGCGGTGAAGGCCGTCAAGGCGGCAGCGAAGTTCAATAGCGATTTGCTTGCCCAGCACGGTGAATTCATGGGCGAGCAGGCCCGCCACGTGCAGGAGTTGATGGAGAAATGGGGCCAGTCCGTGCTGGCGGACGGCAGCAGCCTTGACGCGGGCATGGAGAAGATCCGCGGCTGGATCGATCATCACGGCCCCATCGCTGAACTGAACAAGGCGCTTGAGGAACAGGCCGCCTGGTGGGACGATCTTGGACAGCGGGCATCGGAAAGCGCGTCCAATATGGAGCGCGCGTTCGGCCGGGTCGGCGGCGCGATCGGCGAGGCCATGCAGGTGCTGGTCGATTTCGGCGCGCGCCAGCAGCAGATCCACGATGATTTCATCACCGGCAAAAAGACCGAGGCGGAGGCCAGCCGGGCATCCGGCGACCTCCAGCTTTCGTCCATGATCGGGCTGACCAGTGCGGCCAAGGGCCTCTTCTCCGAACATTCGAAGGGCTACAAGGCGATGGAGGCGGCCGAAAAGGCGCTGACGCTGGTGCAGCTGGCGAACACGGCGATCAGCGTCGCGGCGGGGGCTGCCAAGATGTTTGGGCAACTCGGCGTCGGTGGCTTCCCTGCGGTCGTCGCTATGGGTGCGGTGATGGCGGGCCTCGGGTTTGCCGTTTCGGCCGGTGGCGGCAAGAACGATCTGCCCGTGTCCAACACCGGGACCGGCACCGTGCTGGGCGATCGGAATGCCCAGTCGGAAAGCGTCACGCGCGCGATCGAGCAGCTGGCCGACATCGACAAGGTGACGATGACGCATAGCGGGGCGATGCTGTCGTCGCTCCGGTCGATCGAGCAGAAAATTGGCGGCCTCGCCTCGCTGCTGGTGCGCACCGGCAATATCGACGCGTCGGGCGGCGTGACCAGCGGGTTCAAGACGGACGCTGCCGGCGACACGCTGGGCTTCCTCGCCTCCGGTGGCGTGCTGGGTTCGCTCGCGCGTGATATCCCGGTTCTGGGCGGCATCCTCGACGGGATCAGCGGCGTCGTGAAGTCGATGTTCGGCACGAAAACCAGCGTCGTCGCAAGCGGCCTGTTCGGCGGGCCGCAGACGATCGCCGATGTGCTGAATGCCGGCTTCGACGCGTCGTATTTCAGCGACGTGAAGAAGACGAAGAAGTTTTTCGGTGTCAGCGCCGGCACGAAATACAGCACACAATATGGCGATGCCGACAGCGAAATCGAACAGCAGTTCGGCCTCATCCTGCGCGGGTTCGTCGACACGATCGGCGCGGCGGCCGGTCCGCTCGGGCTGGCAACCGGTGCCGTCGAGGATCGTCTGTCCAGCTTCGTGGTGGATCTGGGCAAGATCGATCTGCAAGGGCTGACGGGCGACGAAATCAGCGAAAAGCTGACGGCCGTGTTCGGCAAGGCGGCGGACGACATGGCGCGCGCGGCGATGCCGGGGCTTGAGCAGTTCCAGCGCGTCGGCGAAGGCTATTTCGAGACGCTGACGCGGGTCGCGGTCACGATGGAGACGGTGTCGACATCGCTGGGGCGGCTGGGGTCCAATGCGCAGGGGCTTGATATCGCGGCGTCGATGGGGCTGGCCGGGCTGTTCGACAGCCTGTCCGACCTGACGTCGGCGTCCGACGCCTATTTCCAGACCTATTACAGCGCGGCCGAACAGACTGCGGTGCGAACGGCGGAAATGACGCGGGCGTTCGGCGCGCTGGGCACCGCCATGCCCGGCAGCTTGGCGGGCTTCCGCGCACTGGTGGAGGCGCAGGATCTGACGACGACGGCAGGCCGGCAGACCTATGCCAGCCTGTTGCAGATCGCGCCGGCATTCGCGGATCTGAATGGCGTGCTGGGCGACGTCGCCGATGCGTCCCGAAGTGCGGCGGACGTCCTGCGCGAGCGTCAGGGGCTGGAACGCGACCTGTTGCAGGTCAATGGCGACACGGCGGCGATCCGGGCGCTGGATCTGGCCGCGCTGGATGCGAGCAATCGCGCATTGCAGCAGCATATCTGGGCGGTGCAGGACCAGCAGGCGGCGACCGAAGCCGCAACGCAGGCGGCAGCGGCGGCGGCGCAAGCGGCCGAACAGGCGGCTGCTGCCGAAAAGGCGCGCACCGATGCGATCCTGTCCGAACGCGCCGGACTGGAGCAACGGTTGCTGGAAATGTCCGGGGACACGGCGGCAATCCGGGCGGCGGAACTGGCGAAGCTGGACAAAAGCAACCGTGCGATCCAGTTGCGCATCTACGCGCTGACCGACGAAGCGGCCGCGACGCAGGCCGCGACGGCTGCGGCAGCGGAAGCGGCTGCGGCTGCTGCGGCGGCGGCGGCCAAGGTGCAGGCGGTCGCTGGCGAGCGTGCCGGGCTGGAACAGCAACTGTTGCAGTTGCGGGGCGATACGGCGGCGCTGCGGGCGATCGAACTGGCGAAGCTGGACGAAAGCAACCGCGCCTTGCAGCAGCAGATCTATGCGTTGCAGGACGCGCAGAAGGCGGCCGAGGCGGCCAATGCGTTGCGCGAGGCGTGGCAGTCGGTCGGGGACACGATCATGGAGGAGGTTCGCCGCATTCGCGGTCTGACCGAATCCGCACCGGCCGGGTTCGGGCTGGTGATGGGTCAGTTCAACGCCGCCACGCTGGCCGCACGGGCTGGCGATCAGGAAGCGGCGAAGTTGCTGCCGGGCCTGTCGAAATCCCTGCTGGACGCCGCCGCGCTGGCTGCGACCAGCCGGCAGGAACTGGACCGTTTGCGAGGCCAGACCGCCGCCAGCCTGGAAGAGACGTTCCGGATGATCGAACGGGTGATGATGGTGTCGGCCACGGCGACACCGGCTGACGAACCCGATCAGGACGGTGAGCGCTGGTGGAATGCGCTCGCCGCCAGTCAGCCGTCGGTGACCGTCGCGCCTGCCAGCAACGAGGCGGCCCGGAATGACATGGTGGACCTGCGTTCGGAAATGGCCGGGCTTCGCGAGGATCTGCGCACCGGTCTTGCGGTAGTGGCGGGCAATACGGGCAAGCTGGCGCGCATGGTGGACGGTGTGACCGGCGACAGTGGCGGGAGTGCGATCACGGTGCGGATGGAGGCAGCATGAAGATCATCCGACCGGTGACGGTGGCGGACCCGGCGCTGGTGTCCAGCAATATCGTGGAGGCGGATGCGGCCGCGTGGTCTGCGTCCGCCAGCTATGCGGCGGGTGCGCGCGTCGTGCGGGCGCACATGGTCTATGAATCGCTGGTCGCCGGGAATCTGGCGAAGGATCCCGTTGTCCATCCGGAGGCATGGGTGGCAGTCGGGCCAACCAATCGCTGGCGCATGTTCGACAAGGCGGTGGGGACCGCCAGCACGGCCACCGGCCGGATCGATATCGTGCTGGCGGCCGGCGCGATCGATGCGCTGGCGGTGCTCGATACCGATGCCGAAACCGTCGCCGTGTCGATGACGGTCGGCGGTCTCGAAATCTATGCCCGGAGCCAGTCGACCAATGCCGGCGGGCAGGCGATCGTCGACTGGTTCACCTATTTCTTCGAGCCGGTCGGCACGGTGTCGACGCTGACCTTCATGGACCTTCCCGTTTATGCCGACAGTCAGGTCAGCGTGACGATCAAGGGTCGCGACCCGGACGGCTCGGTTTCGGTCGGCACGCTGATCGTCGGACGGCAGATGGATCTGGGGCCGGTGGAAACCGGCGCGCAGATCAGCATCATTGATTACAGCCGCAAGGTCACCGACGATTTCGGGACGACGGCCGTCGTGGAACGCGCCTGGGCGAAGCGGATGGCGGTGCGGGTGATGGCGAAGACCGTGCTGGTGGACGGTTTGCAGCGGTCGCTGGCGGCGTTGCGGGCGCAGCCGATCCTCTGGATCGCGCAGGAGGGCTATGACAGCCTGACGGTTTACGGCTTCTACAAGGATTTCTCGATCGACGTGGCTTACGGCGCGAACAGCTATGCCAGCCTGACGATCGAAGGTCTCATCTAGGCGGAGATATCCATGATTACTGCACTGCCAACGCCCCCGTCCCGTGAGGACGCGGGCAACTTCGCCGCGCGCGGAGACGCGTTTCTTGGTGCGCTGCCACGGTTCGCGCTCGAAGCGAATGCGCTGGCCGCAGCCGTCAATGACAGCGTCGATGCAGCGACGGCCGCCGCTACAAGCGCCGTGAACGCGCCTGGCACGAATGCGACCAGCGCGACCAGCCTTACGGTCGGGACCGGATCGAAGATGCTGGCGATCCAGCCCGGCAAAGCGCTGGTCGCCGGTCAGTTCGTGACGATCGCGGCGGCGGCGGATCCGGCGAACTGGATGGTCGGCTGGATTAGCAATCATGACGACGAGACGGGCGCGTTGACGGTGTGGGTGATGGTGTCGAACGGGGTCGGGACGTTCACGTCCTGGGTCATCGGCTTGAGTGCGCCGCTCCGGTTTGCCGCCGCTACGGCGGCGCAGATCTTCATCGGCCTTTCCAATGTCGTCGGGGTGACCCCCGCAAGCCTGCGCGCTGCGATGACACCGGTCGCGGTCCCGTTCGCCGCATCGATCACGCTTGACGGGACGACGTTCATCAACGCGGACATCGGCGACCTGACGGGCAATTTCTCGCTACCGTCCCCCGTCAACATGGCCCCCGGCATGAACGGTCGCATCCGTTTCCGGCAGGATGCGACCGGCAACCGGACGGGATCGTTCGGCGCGGCTTGGGATTTCGCGGGCGGGCTGGTGCCGACCTTCTCCACGCCGGCCGGCGCGGTCGACGAACTGCACTATTTCGTCAATTCGCCGACCAGTATCAGCGCGTTCCTGCGCAAGGCGGTGGCGTGATGATCCCGTTCGCAGGGAGCCTGATGATGGGCGAGGATGCGCCGCCGCCGATCCCGCCCACGACGATTAGCGTCACGCCGCGCAGCCGGTTCGGGGTCGGCCAGTCGGCCAGTTTCGATGTCGGTCAGTTCACCTTCAGCGCATCGACCGATGGCTACGGCCCGGACGCGTTCGAATACCGGTTCTCCCGGATCGATGGATCGACGCGAACCGGAATCAGCCCGACCGTCATTCCGGTCGGGGCGGCCAGCCGCACCGGGATCGGGCGGGTGTTCGATCTGGCGGCCGGCGAGGATCTCACGTCGCGCTGGTATGTCGATATCCGAATCCCCGGCGTTCCGGGGCGCGGTGGGAGCGCCGTCATCGAAATCGGCGGCTATCGCCAGACCTGACCCCCTACCCCATCGGAGACGATCATGGCCTATGCACGCAAGGTGGACGGACAATGGTCCGAACTGACCGGACCCTTCCGGGTCGCGGACCTGCAATATCCACAGAACTGGCCCGATCTGGCGACGCCTGTCGAACGGGCGGCACTCGGCATCGTGGAAATCGAAGAGCCACCGGAAGCGCCGGCCGGTGCCGAGGTGATCGGGACGAACGTAATCGGGACCGATCGGCCGCGGCGGATCCTGCTGACGCAGCCTTCGTCCATCGCGGATCTACGCGGTGCGCGCTGGGCGCTGGCGAAGGCGGTTCGCGAAGACCGAATGGGCGGCGGATGCATGACTGCGCTGGGTCGCGTCGACACCGATCCGGACAGTCAGCGCAAGATCGTCGGCGCGGTGACGGGTGCATTGATCGCGCAGGCGGCGGGCGCACCCTATGCCATCGACTGGACGATGTCGGACAATCGCGTCGTCGCGCATGATGGTCCGGCGATGATCGCGCTCGGCGTGGCGGTGTTGGCGCACATCAACGCCTGCCAGTCCGCAGGGACCGCCGCCCGGCTCGCGATCGGGAATGCGGTGGGCGTGGCGGACCTCGCCGCCGTCGATATCGGGGCGGGCTATCCGGCAGACCTATAGGCTTTCGTCTTCGTCGCGTTCCTTCACCGATCGCCGGGCTGATCGCACGGCCGTCGCGAAGATGATCGCAAGGGCGGCGATGGGCACGATGATGACCACCCATGCCAGCGGGTCGAGGCTCGCAATGTAATCCATGGCCGGCTGAACGCCGCCCCCGCCGGGATCGATCCCGGCCAATATCCAACAGGAGATAACCGATGATCGAAACGTGCCTCCGGCGCGGCGGAAGCCTTGCGCCATGAATAGCGTCACCGCAGCCGCCGTCCCGGTGAGCATCCATGGCTTCTCGCTCAACAGCGCCCTCCTGATGATAATCGCGATCATCAACGGCACTGCGGTAGGCCACTGGATCAAGAACCGGCCTGCTATGCGGAAGCTCGGCAAGGAGGCAGACGAGAAGCTGCGTGACGATCTGATCCTCCGCATCGAGAAGCTCGAGCAGAAGCTGGACGAAGAACGCGCGTCTCACGATGCCGTTGTCTCGCTGATGCGCCACCGTCTTAACAACAGCGACCAGTGCATCGAGGCCTTGCTCTTGGTGCTGGATGACGATGATCTGCCGCCGAAGGTGAAGCGCGCCGTCGCGGCGATCAAGGCCATGCGGGAGCGCCAGCGCTCGGACGAGGCGATCGAGAAAGCGACGATCCACGCGGCGCGGATTGTCGCGACAGCCTCAGCGGAGGAAGGGAAATGACGATTAACTGGCGCGAAACCCAGCGCCGCCTCAACATCACCCCTGACGGCATCGTCGGACGCAACACTTATGGCGCACTGCTGGCGCACATGAGCGCGATGGCGAAGCCAGACACGCTCCAGTCGCTCGCCAACGCATGCGCAGTCCATTTCCCCGAATACGGAATCGCCGACAGCGCGACGCGGCTGGCCGACTTCCTGGCTCAGACAGCGAACGAGACAGGCGGCTACACGGTGTTCGTCGAGAACCTGAACTATTCGGCGGAGGCGCTGGCCCGGACGTGGCCGTCGCGCTTCCCGATGGCGAAGGCGAAGCTCTATGCGCGGCAACCTGAGAAGATCGCGGCGGTGGCTTACGGCGACCGCATGGGCAACCTGACACCGGAAGAGGGCTGGCTGTTCCGCGGGCGCGGGATGCTACAACTCACTGGCCGGGCGAATTACGAAGCCGCAGACCGGCGCTTGGGCGTTGGGCTCGATACGAACCCCGAGTTGGCTGCGGTGCCGGCCCTGTCTCTGCTCATTGCCTGCGACTTCTACCGTGACCGGGGCGTCTTGAAGGCTTTGGATCGCGGCGACACGGATGGTGCGCGCAAGATCACGAACGGCGGAGCGATCGGGCTGGCGCATGTCGACAAGCTACGAGCGCGTGCGATGGAGGTGTTGCGGTGACCGACCTGAACCCGGACGTCCCTGACAAGCCGATCGAAGTGGCTGTGTCTCCCGCCGGCGCGCAGGCTTCAACCGCCGCCCGCGACGTGGCGCTGATCCTTGCCATTCTCCCGGCACTGATTGCCGTGATCGGACAGCGCGACCTCATTGCGCTCATCCGCTTCATCGGCAGCACGGAATTTGCCCCGGTGCTGGGCCTCATCGTGGCAGCAGCGGTCCCGCTGTGGCGGCAATGGCTCGCCCGGCGGAAGCACGCGAACGACCTCAAAATGGCGAAGTCGGCGGACGATAGTGTGGCGGTGGTGAAGTGAGCATCGTTGCGGTCATCGGCCCAGTTCGCCGTTACTGGTGGGTCGGCCTGTTAGCCATTATCGCCGCGCTCTCACTCAAGCTGGCATCGCGAACGGCGGCGCTCAGTGACATGGCCGCGCTCCGCATGGCTGAGCGTCGCGCCCATGAAATCACGCAGAGCAACTACCGTGAGACGCTGGCCACCGCCCGCGCCGCCGATGCCGAGCACGCCCGCGCCGTGGAAACTGCGCAACAGGAGGTCACCAATGCTGTATCGTCCGATTATCAGTCTCGCGTTGCTGCCGTGCGCGCTCGCTATGACAGCCTGCTCCGGGACGTCCGCGTTGAAGCCGCTGCCGGTGGTCGCGGAAGCACGGCAGTGCCCGGCGTTCCCGTCGCCGCCAGCGGACCTGATGCAGCCTCCGCGCAAGCTGGACTTCCTGCCGGAGATGCGTTGATCGCTACGGAGCAAGCGTTTCAACTGGAAGCGCTGCAATCCTGGGTGCGCGGGCAGGGTGCGGTAAGCCGGTAGCTTAGGTGAGGATGCCTGCCGGCCCCTTTCATACGAGGGGAGCCGGCAGGACTGCGCAGTCGGTCGGGCCTCCTACGGTGATGCGGCAATAACGACCCGATTTGCGATTTGCATCTGTTTTGAGGTCGCACTGGTAGACGGACGCCGATGTTTCGATCATTAGGCCCTAACCGAATCTGTTGGCGGGGCCGACCGTGAAAATCTTGTTCTCGATCGCTTGTGCGGCATTTTCTCTGGGGGCCGGTTCTGCTCAAAGCGCTATTGTTACGCAATCGTTCAGTCTCGCAACAACGCCCTTCACGTCGTCAAGCTTTCTACCGCAATTCCCATACACGGCGTTTACCGGTAAATTTCGCATTTCCTTTGATAACAGTTCGTCAATAACCAAATCTAAAGCGGGATTGACGATATCCGGTTTCAATGGGGCGAGAGATTTTGACCTGAGCTACGCATACGACAAGGGCACAGACTCTTTCACGATTGCAACTAGCCCAGAACCATACCGATGCCTCTTGTCGGACACGTCCTTTTGCTTTTTTGTTCCGAATGCGTCGACTACGTTGAAGTCGGACGGAGTAACGACCGATCGAATTTATTATAGTTTACCGGGGGCGTATGGCGTTTCCCAGAACTATGCCGCAACGAGGGCAATTTTACAGACTACGGCTGTTCCGGAGCCGTCAATGTGGATGCTGTTTCTCGGCGGCTTCAGTCTTCTAGGCGCGTCGATGAGGCGACGCCCCCTGGCCCCGCGGCGCGCCTGACCTCGGCCAGCGACCGCATATCGGCCAAGATATCACGCCATATTCCGCTGGACCGCCAGCGTGCAGCTGATTCCGGACAGGCATAGGCCGAGCGGCTTGAGGCCGCGCGGCAAGAGTGCCGCTTCATTCGTCCGGCAGCCCGAGTTGACGCAAGATGCCACGGAACGCCGGCCGGGTATTCTGCGATCGTCCAATATCGTTCTCGCTATCGGCGCAGTCCCAGAACCAGTCCAAGGGCCATCTTTCCATATGAGGTCGCGCCGCCATAAGCGCGGCGCGGACCTCGGGCGTCTTCACCTTCTCCCGTGTCGAACGCTCGACCGCGTCGCGCAGGATCTGGACAGCTTCTGTCCGGTTCACAGATCCAGATCGCGCCGCTGGATCTCCGCCAAAGCCTGTTCCTGCTCCGGCGTCGGATCGCCGTCCACCGCGTCCCAAATGGCGATCAGCTGATCGTCCGTCATGGCGGCGGGGTTGTAGTCGGTCGGGCGGTGCGAATCAGTCATCATCTTTTCCTCGCTCTACGGACTGAGGCTAATCGAACACGTCGCCGGCAGCGAGGCCGGCGGGGTGCCATGTTCGTGCATGGCAACCGGCGGGAGGCTCCCCCGCCACGCGCGGCCGACCAGCCGCTTGCGCCCGCACCCGGCAGCGCCGGGCGGCTGCTATAGAGAGCACAATTTCCAACATGTATTCCAGAATCGATTTCAGCGCGCCGCCGACCGGCGTGGCTGGCGAGGCCGCCGGCTACCTCTTCGATCAGGCAAGCGACCTTTTCGGCAATCGGGAATGCCTCGGCTTCGGTAGCCCTGCGTTCGCGGTGGTGCTGCTTGATCGTGAGCAGGCGAACGCGATCGTCATGGCAAACCACTATAGTCGCCGCATTACGAGCGGATCGACCTTGCATCTGGGCCTTTGGCTCGACGGCGTGCTGTGCGGTGTCCTGCAATATGGCAACGCGATGAACCCGGCGTCTGCGCCCACTATCGTCGCCGGCACCCTCATGTCCGAATATCTCGAACTGAACCGTATGTGGCTGTCCGACGACGCGCCCCGGAACAGCGAAAGCAAGGCGCTCGCCTACTCGATCCGGCTGATCCGCCGCGTTCGCCCGGCGGTGAAGTGGATACAATCGTTCGCCGACGAACGATGCGGACTGTTCGGGACGGTCTATCAGGCTGCCGGCTTCACCTTTCACGGCGAGCATATCGGGCTGTTCTGGGAACTGGACGGGGACTGGTATCACAATAGCCTCATGACGCGCCGCAAGGATGCATCTGGGCCGCGTGCAGCCCGGTTGCTGGCGAACCGGGAACGCGCCGTCCTTCACCGCCTTCGCCAGTTTAGATATCTGCGTTTCCTACAGGTCCGGTTCGAGCGGGCCTGTCTCTACCCGCGACAGCCCTTCCCGAAGCCCGACTATCAGTAAGGCGCTGGTTGCCTTGTAGGATTGTTCAGACGAACTGGGGAGCGCGGCCCGTCCAGTGGACGAGCCCCCGTCCAGGGGGTGCGAGGACGGCGCGACCCCGTCGGGCCGCTCCATGCGATCAGTAGCTGATCCAGTCGCTTTCTGCGTCGTCGACCGCCTCGAACATATCCCCTTCGGCCATGGTTTCGCGGAGACGCTTCCGGACGTCTTCAGGTGTGCCGCCGCGCGGAAACTGCCGATCGCTCTTCGCGGCCTTTACCAGATCGCCGACCCAACCTTCCCGATCGGTTTGCGCCAGTAGCCAAGCGCCGAAGGTTTCACCCTTGTCGTTCGTCATCATCGTTCCGGCCTCTCATCGAATCGAAATGCGTTCGCTTTTCGTTCCCATAGCGAGTGTGCTCGCGATCGACCAGCGGTCTGGCGGTATGTTCGGGTTGAGGCGTACTGTTATCGCCTATCTAGCCGACCCGAACCTATCCGAAGATCTCCGATGGCCACTCCTCAGCTACACCACGTCACGGGACACGACCCCAACACGCCTTTCGCTCGCGTTTAAAAGCTGCTCTGCGTAAGGGCTTCGGCAGTCCGGGAGTGGCGAAACCTGGCAGCCCGTCCCGGTTTGGGAACAGTACTTGCAGTATTATCTCCAGAGATCCGTAGCCAAAAAGATAAGGGGGCCAGCGACCATTAAAGGCTGGTACGGAAGCTTTACGAACGGCAAACACATTTCGGACCAAACACTAGGCATATCGCGCATTTGCTTGACGCTTTCTGACCAGTCGAGGGATTGGAAGGGATGCTTTAGCCTATATAGGCCAGCAAAATGATCCTCGATCGCGTTAATGCGCGGGCCGAACGAGTGTTGAAAAACCTTCCATGTTCCTTCGAGATACCAAATCGAAAAAAGCACCACATCAAGAACGATTGCTTTAGCTAGCCATGGCATTGATGAACTTGCGGACGCAATAATTGCGGCGGCGCTTCCGCCGGCCATCCAGCCCTTGATCGATAGCGCACGTCGGTCGAAATCGTCCCATATTGCCATCAACATCTTATATTCGTCGGCAAGACGCTGATCGACCACGTCAGATGCTGCCTCCTCCCCTACAGGCGGCCAAGGCATAGCGGCGCGACGACGATCAGACGCCGGACTGACCAAGCTGTCGAGCCTGCCTGTGAGCCATGGACTGGGCCGTTTCCGTTGCAGCCATTTCAT